TTTGATCTGGTGGCCATGTATATCGCATGGGGAAATATTCCTGTCAACGCATGGAACGAAGCCGAAAGACAGTTAGGTTCTGTAGCTAAAAGGGAACTTATAAAATCCCTCAATCATATGCGTAGTGATCCCAAACTGTATTTCATTATCGCCAAGGATTTGAAAATGAAAAAAAAATGGGCAGAAAATATTATAAACACGGCTTCGTGCTTGTGTTGCATTTTGCACATGAGTATGTAATTAGTTGTGTATGTTTTTCTATCGTGTACTTGAGAGAAGTACCTTTTAACATTGAAAGTAGGCGCAATGTTAAAAAAGGGCATGTTGTTCTTAGCCCCTACAGGCGAAGTAGATCAAAGTGACGGTAGGATCGTAGAGATCAATCCGTAGCCATTTTGGCATTTTGAACAACAAAAACTTACTATCAGGCGTGATAGAGAGATTACACCATCTCTGAGTATTAAATTTAAAATAAAATAAAAATTATTACATGTTATGCGACGCTTCTATTTTGGAAGCGTAGGCGGAATAGGTGTCGTAATCCCGATTCCATAGGATGTGACTTACTGAAGCCTACTATAGCCCAGTACAGGACCGACTACCCTGTATATGTCAATGAAGGTATGCGTTTAGCTAGGTGGAGCTTACGTTAAGGTGCATTTTGTTCGCGCATATGTTACCTCATACTGGAGACTGAGGCCGAACACCATGGGAGGCTGGATTCGGTTTATATGTGACCTGAAAAACTGGTCAATAGGTAAGTTAAGAAATATGGATAGGTAGGTCGGAGAGTACTTGCTGTCCTGCTCCACAAACTTCTGATTATGCCTTGAGGATTCATTCGCTTGGTCGGACCTAGGGAACCCGCTTGCTCGGTAAGCAAGATATAGTTTGTGTATGAGCCAAAAATGTGAACTAGCCGGGGAGAGACTTAACCGGCGGCACGCCAGCCCTAGAAAGCAAGGCAGAGATATGGGGAAGCTCTAAAGATGTTCGGGGGAGGACCCACTCAGTCATGCGTTCAAGTTTTAAGTAGTTTCCACTGCTTTTTTAAATCGCGAATTGAAATAATCCAATATGATATATATTTTTAAATCCGCGCTGTCCCAGTATATTGGGATATAACTTGAACACGATGTGGAATACAATAGCAAAATCGAGAGTATCCGGCGATGGGATACACCCTGCGAGAGCGTCCGGTGAAGGGACGCATTTAGATGTTAAGGTGGAAGACATTGTTGTACCCGAAGAGTTTCAAAAAGATAGAGAAAATTGGGTATATATAGGAACATGTTCAACAATTCCGAGAATAAAATGTAAATGGGATATGTTGGATATTGTAAATGCTTCTAAAATATGTCATGGAGAACATGACATAATGTTTGATGTGTTGTGGGACAAAGAAATAAGATTTATAAACTCACAAGCTGTAGCGCGAGGAATTCAAGAATGTATGATGAGTAGGTATGATACGGAGGTAAATATCTTGTCGTATTTTTGTTCATACTATGATATTGAGTTTTCTCTTGCGCCTTTTGGGTATGTAGTACGAGACTACACTTGGGATCATGTATATTTTATATTTTATATGGGAAAGGATGTGTATGTTTATACTCCAAAGTGTACATCATTAGAATTTGTATATATTTGTGTTAGGAATATGCCGCACTTATTAGGACAGGCATTTGATGGACAGGAAGGAAGTTATTTGCAACAAAGCGGTGAATTTGAGTCGAAGGATTTTGCAAATAGTAAATATGAAAAAAGAATTTCAGCAGCAGGTAAGATACAAGATACTGCGAGGAAGCTGGAGGAGCTTCTATGTAAGAATGTGGGCTCAAGTAAGAAGAATAAAAAGAAGAAGAAGAATGGAATACGTACATTGCGAAGTAAGTTGAGAGAACAAGCACAGTATGTACCTCATGCAGGATATATGGACGAGTTAAAAGACTTTGCCAAAGATCCCGAAAAGATAGCAGTAATGATCGAGAAGATGATATGTGCAATCGCCATAATGTATAGAGGCGAAACTTTGGTTAAGATCATTGGGATGTTTGGTTTGTTTGCAAGAGGTTCGTTGTTTTATACAGCATATCGTGCCTTAGCGTTGATAATTGAACAAAATTTTTCAGATGTTACGTTGGATGATATTAATGAATGGCTCAAGCAAGCTGTGAAGGATTGGAAAGGCTTTACGACTAATGCAATAGCTGGGAAGTTTTGGGCATTGGTGATGTCTTGTTTTACTTTCTTTATGTCACCTAAATGTCTGGAAGCTTTATCAGGATCATTCTTTTCAAAATGGGCCATGGGAGTGTACAAGGGAGTGTTTAAAGGTGATTTGATTAACACAATACTGTCTAGTGCCTATTACCTGTGCAATGCCGTTAAGATATTTTGTACAACAGGAAGTTTACGGGGTTTTTTGTCAACGGATGGAGTGTATGATGATTTTGTTGACCGAATGTTGGACTTGAGAACTAAAGCGATGTTGTACCAGTCTGGAAATTTGAAAATGGTAGATACTTCTATACCTCGTTTTTTCCAGGATATGGATGACCTACAAGAAGAGTTGAGAGCGTCACGTGATATGTTCTTGCCCTACCAGAACAAAACACTGTCATATTACGAGGCTGAACTTCAAAGTTTAAGGCAGGCGGTTTACTCAGAACAAGTTATGAGAAGTAGGAAGATGCCCTTCATACTTGGAGTGTTCGGATCCAGCGGAGTGAGAAAAACGCATTTTACAAGAGTGTGTGCTAGGATAATAACTGAGGCCAGTGGTAATGTTTTTGAAGAGGATTCATTTTCGCTGTTAGATTACAGAAAGAAATACCATGATGGTTGGAAAAATAGTACGTTGGTCGTTGGCTTAGAGGATGTAGCTAACGAATCCCCTTCTGTGGTAAATCATGGCGAGGTGACGTTTCAGGATGCGCTTATTCGGTTAGGAGGTACCGAAGCGTATATTCTTCCAGCAGCGGCTGTTCAACTCAAAAATATGTTGTTCTTCTCAGGTGTTGGGGTGATATTTAATACCAATAATGAGAGTCTCAACTTGTATGCAAACACTAATTATGTATCGACTGGAATGCGGAGAATACATTTGAAGGTTAACGTGCGTATCAAAGATCAGTATCGATCTGTAGATGCTGATGGTAATCCGTCATCCATGGCGGACAATTCTAAGATACCTCCAGAAATGTCTAGAGATCCTTTTCCAGATATTTGGTCGATAGATGCATATAAGTGTGAAATAAAAGCGCGTCAAGGAGATAGTGCAATAAAGAATGATTACATGTTACCATCTAGTACGAATAGGATGGATGATTTTTGGAAGTGGACACTAATAGAGAAGGATATGAGTTTGCGCGATTTCTTGTGTCTACTTGATCAACATGTTGTGGAACATTTTGACAGGCAAAATGCGGCGTCAGAAGTGGTTGAAAGTATTAGAAATGAGGATTCGTGTGAGGAATGTGGCAGATGTAGAATAGTTTGTACTTGTTTCAAGGATTATGTTAGTGTTAGTAGTAGTGAAGAAGTTGATGTCAGTTTGAGTGGCTACACAGCAACTGTAGTAGAGGACGATACGAGTGTGTTTGGATGGAGAAGTGTCCAGGTCCAAAAGGATCCCCCTCCAAGTAAACCCGATCCTCCTGAGGTACGTAGTTATGAGCCTCATGCTGGAGAGAATCTGCGCGTGTACATGAAGGTTGTTGATAGGATTTTGAAGACTAAACCGGTATCTTTGAGGGTTTATAATGATTTATTGACGGGTATATCTGAAGGTTATGACGCTTTATTACATCTGGAGAGATTAGTGTCAACCTTTTTTACAAAGTCGTTGGCGGATATTGTTTGTAGAGTAGTAAGGAAGTATTTGACTATAAATAATATGGAATATGTCTTGCGTCCTAGTTACTGGATACCTGCTAGTGTCGAAGGTACCGTTTTGGGACAGTATTTGCATTCTCAGAGAGGTGATGTGAAGTTGGCTGCGTTCTTAGATGGTTGCAGAGGATGTTCTGGGCAACCGCCAATATTCTCCAAGATGGTGTGTGATGGAGTCCATCCCTTGAAGGTGCTAATGGGTTATAAGCCTGGTGAGCAAGGATTGTTGGGTGGTAATTTGGCCTGCCCCTTCTTGGATTTTGAAAATGTTATGCGGATAACTGTAACAGGATTTGGCTTTCGTGATAGAATAAAGGAGCTTGTTAAAGATACATCGGCGAAGTTGACATCAAGTGAGGCGATACGGAAGAGTAAAGACCCAAACTCATTGCGAGATATTGCAGTACCGTTGATGTCATTGTGGATTGTTATTAAGAAAGTGGCTCCGAGTGTTTACGCAGATGTGATGCAAATATTTGAGACTTCATATGATCCACATGTTGGCGCCGCTGATGACCTCAAGAAAGCGGATGCCACATGGAACCATCGTGAACTTTACGAGATGCGTACGACAGAAGCCCTGGGACTGTCTTCCACGTCCCTAACTACGCCGCGTCCGACGGCAAATCTGTCGAAGTTAATATCAAACAACCTGTTTTTTGTATATGATGTTAACAAGACTGAATATGTGTGTGGTTTTGCTATGTGTTCTAAAGTGATGTTACTACCCACTCATTTTGTGCGTCGGTATGTAGGACAACAATTGGTATTTTGTCGGTATCCTTCTCAAGGTATCGCATTTCCTGTAAACGCAACTTTTACTGCATACGTGAGTGATTCAGATTGTATACATCTGCAAGGTCAAGATATAACCGCTGCAATCCTGCCGTCGCTTGGAACTGCACGAGATATTCGGACTAATTTGTACGATAATGAAGTTACGTATTTTGGCGCATGGTGTGGGCGACTATATACGAAGAATATCGAGTGTGCAGTAGTAGAAACTGATGTGTCTTCAATGAAATTCAATCCAGCACTTTCAAATGATCCTACTTCACATTCTAGGAACATGAAAGGATATGAATATCTGGGGACATGCCGAAAAGGAATGTGTATGAGCCCTCTGGTTGATAGGAATACGTCCAATGGAAAGATACTTGGTTTTCATATCGGAGGCACGAAAGATGAAAAAGCTGGCATCGCTAGTACTTTTACCACGCGAGATTATGACTCCATTGTAGAGAGCATGAAACAACATGAGGTAAGATGTGTACCTCAATGTGGTGGTTTCCTGGGTAATATGGAGAAGTACGGTGTTAATTTGTATGACGATTACGTTCCGGATAAGTCGGCAATGAGAAATAGTAGTGCAAGAATTATTGCGATGGGGTCGTATAAAAAACGAGTTCGTGTTAAACCTTCCTTTTCGTTTACAACCTTTGGTGAAGAATATGGCAAGTTGAAGAAGTGTAGCGTAGCCTGCGCCCCCGTTTTAGGACCTTCAGGGGTTGACGTTCAGTATGCTATATCTTCATTATTGGAGAGGTTTTCTAAACCGCGAGCTGTCATTGACCCTATTGCGTTGAATTGGGCATTTGAGGATTACCTGAGTGGTGTAATGTGTCAATTGGAGAAAGATGCTGAGCTTTGGCGAGAAGAAATAAGGCCATTACGTGGGTTAACTGAGATATTGATAGGTATTCCAGGAAAGAAATTTGTTAACCCTGTTAATCTTTCTACTGCGGTATGTCCTGAGCTTGGAGGAAAGAAACGAGATTATGTGTCTATTAAAGGCGATAAGAGATATCTGGACCCGAAGGTCTATGATCAATACAGGAAGTGTAGGTATTTATCTCGTAAAGGACACAGGTTTCATAGTCTCTGGGCTGCGTATCCTAAGGTTGAAGTAGTGCCACAGGAGAAGGTAGATGCCGGTAAAGTACGTGTTTTCTATGCGTGTGACTTTGCAACTCAATTGCTCGTAAGAGAAATGTATCTTACGTTGGGGCGTTTTTTCTATACCCAACGATATGCATCTGAATGTGCAGTTGGTATTAATCCCCATGGGACATCTTGGAATGAGTCGCTTGAACATCTGATGCGTATTAAAGGTGAGAGGTATATTGCGTCTGACTTCAAGAATTTTGACCTCACAATACCGGCGGAATTAGCCTTGAAATGTCATGCAGTGTTGATGAAAGTATTGGAATGGAGTGGTAATTATAATGAAGAAGACATCATGCAGTGTTGCGTGTTGCGTGATGAAATGATGGATGGCATAGTCACAATGAATGGAGATATGTGGATGGTCAATGGTACAATTTTGTCTGGTACCAATCTAACGTCAATCTTAGGATCAATAGCAAATTCTTTACTCCACAGAGTGGCTTTTCACCAGGTCTATAAGGATGATAAGTCAAAATTGAGTAAAGGCTTTAGACATGGAATATCTTTATTGACATTTGGTGATGATTCTATAGGAAAAGTGTCAAGAGAATGCGGTGAGTTTACGGTCTCTAGGATTATGGATGAATTAAGAACGTTTGGATTTGAGGTGACAAATTGTTGGAAAGATGAGAGGATCGTGACATTTATGAAATTGCAGAATGTTGATTTTCTGAAGAGAGCCTACGTTTATATGGAGGATTTTGGGATGTACGTAGGGAGATTGACTGAGAAGAGTATACATAAGATGCTAATAGGCGTCATTCCTAGTAAGGTAGTGCATATTGATAGAATTACCGCTCAGAACGTTGATGCGGCTTTGATGGAATGGCGGTACTATGGCCGACGAAGATATGAAAAAGAGAGAAAAATATTGATTGATTTATGTAAGAAGTATAATATACTGGATATGTGCAACTTTATCCAATATAGTTATGATGATATGTTGGTAGCATGGAGAATGATGAATGGACTAGAAGGAGACCAGGAAGAGTCTAGTGGATTGATATTGAAGATACGGGAATGGGTAGAAAACTTTTTGACCAAGTCCGCACCTGGTTACCAGGGGGAAGCGAGCGAGGATAGCTTCCCCTCAGGCGATGCGGATATGTGTCCTCACCAACATGATTGTGTTTCAATCCAAAAAGAAAATGAGAATAAAAAAGACAGTTGCACTCTGCAGGAGAGTATAATTCCTGAAGGACATGGTCCGAGTTCTGTAGGAGAGACTTTAAATCTCCTACAGGTTGGGGGTGCCTATCACCCCCAGTCTGGTGAAGGTCCAGACGTAAATATAGAGGTACCACCTCCTACTACCTTTCTGAACGAGGAAAATCAAGGAATCGTTCGTAGGCCAGATGATCCAGGCATTAGAATAGAACGAGACCCATATGGGGAGGCTAAGGCTCTATTGGAAAGGCCTATATTGATAATGACTATACCGTGGGGTGGTGATTTCCTGCAGTATTTAGTTCCTTCAATCCCATGAATCTAGTTCTGACAGATCCTGTTGTTTCGGCTAGGATGAGTAAACTTGCAATATACAAATGTAAGTTACATCTGAAGTTTGTTATCAACGGAGGACCTTTCTTCTCAGGAAGGTTGATTGCAGCGTTTAAACCGTTTGGCTGGACAGGTGCCGATACCGTGAGAACGATGACGAATACAGATATATATAATGGGTTAAACCCGATGGGAAGTAGTGTTCTTTCATGCCTTCCCCATATTATTCTTGACCCATGTACTTCTAGGGGAGGAGAGTTAATATTACCCTATATTGAGAATACGTCATCAGCAGTTATCAGTAGTCCGGGTTACATAAAATCAGTCCATGGTATATTGTACATGTGTACCATTAATAAGTTGAGAAGTGTTAATGAGACTATAGAAAGTGCGACATCTTCAATAACTGTACAGGTGTATGGATGGTTGGAAGATTTAGAGATGCGTGGGCATACTAGGTTGAATGCTAATCCGAATAATCCGCAATCTGGTGTTATGTCAAAGACGTTGAGTAAGGCGGCTAACGTTTCTGATGCGATAGGTAATTTGGCCCCTGCAATTAAACCCCTCACGACGTCTGCTTCTATGGCGGCCCGCATGGGTTCTCAAATTGCGGATTTGTTGGGGTATTGTAGGGAAAAGAAACCTTCTACGGTCGCATATAACTCATTGTCCACAGCACGTACTCACTTAGACGGTGTTGAAGAACTAGGAAGGTTGTCTTTGTACAAAGATCATGAGAAGACTATCAGTGACCCTTCGGGGTTTTCAGGAGAGGATTGTCTTACAATTGACCATATGTGTACTAGAGAGGCGTATATTGGAACTGCTTTGTGGCAATATGATACATTTTCGGGCGAGTCGCTTATGTATTTGTCTCCCAACTTGTACTGGTTGGGTGCCGTTAAAGCCTCAGCAGGTACCGGGGGTAATCCTGTTCTTTGGATGCCACCAGGTACAGGTGTTGCGCAAATGTTTAATTACTACACTGGTACTATGCGGTTGCGTTTTGAAGTGGTTTGTTCGGCCTTTCATAAAGGGAGGATCTTGTTTGTTTATGATCCTTACGCTGCACATACTTCTGCCCCGAAAAATACTGCTTATCAAGTTGTTATGGACCTTTCCGAGACTAATACTGTATCCCTGGACATCGGTGTCAATAATGAGAGAGGTTTCATTGGGGAGGGACCGGCTGCGTCGTATGAAAGGTCGAAGAATCAATCTAGAACCTTGTTAAATGTCACGTCGTCACCGATTGAAACTGTTGTACCTTCAACAATCCGGGACAATGGGTGTATATCGGCTTTTGTACTTACAAAGCTGAGTGTGCCTAAGGTCTATCCAGGAGTGGATCAACATGTTGATATTAACGTTTATATGTCTATGTTACCTGGTACCAAGTTCTATGAACCGCGACCCGTTGGGACAGATTTTATCTACGAGTCGCATTCGGCATCATTCGTGGACAATATAGATGTCGATAATGACGATGCAAGTGTGAGGTTTGGAGAGGCTTCTGTACCCTTGGCTACTACATTGTCCTTTAATGAGACTGTTGAGTCTTTGCGTGCTTACATAAAAAGGCCTAGTGTATACTTGAACATAGTTGTAGGGAATGGAGATTTTAAACCATGGTTAGCAGTATTCGATGCTTATCCACGTATACGTGGACGTACCTTGGGAACTGGTGATTCCTTACATACGACAGCAGCCTTTGGGAACATGGATGTTGTGAATAATAGTCCTATATCTTATTTAAGGCCCGCATTTCTCGGCATGACAGGAGGTATACGGTGGTACTTTAATATAGATCCGCTTACGCGTCCTAGTGGAGCTATTGAGCCTGGTTACGGTATTATACATAACCTACCCCCCCTTTTTGACGGTGCTGGAATGAAGAGTACACTTGTCCCTTTAAATACGGCTGATAATCTTGCACTGTTGTCGACTATGCAGAGTTTTGTAAGTTCGAGCGGTGCAAGTTTTTTACCGGCTGCAGATTACAATAAACACCGTATTGCCGTCGAAACAAACGGTTACCATCAGAAAACATATGTCCCTAGTTCTTATATTGGGGCACCTGATGCGTCATGTAGGTTTGGCTTGTACAGGAGCCCATCTACAGGAAATGATCTTGTACGTGTTGAAGTCGCTGCTGCGGATGACTTCAGCCTTTTCGGTTTTTTGGGTTTCCCCCCCTTAACCGTTAATATTTTTAGTAGTGTAGCGTTGACTTCTAGTGTTTACAACGTGTAGTGTCTACATATCTATCTTAGGGGAGAATAAAAAGTGTTTGCAGATTTTGCGCTAAAAGAGT